AGTGTCTATACAGACAGCTTGATCGGCAATGTTAACGTCTGCTATCCTAGCAATAGGCGGAGCTCCGATGAGAGTACCAAAAGAATGATCATCGGCAGCTGCCATCATAGGATATACTTTCACATTGGTGGAGAATTCGGGGAAAGTAGCTAACAACATATGCCTGGTGTTGCCAGTGATACCTTTATCTGATGTTAGCACAGAAATAGGACAAGGTCGCTGATAAGGCAGTTCTACTTCGTGCATATTGGTCAGGATATTTCCTGTTGTGTGACAGAAGCCTCCCGCTGCACTAACATCTCGTTCGTCCTTACCGTAGTAATATGCTTTAGTAAGTTCTGAGAAATCTGCAATAGCAGAATCTCGAGGTACATCGTCAAGGCGGGTAAAAATTCGACCACTAAAAGTAGTACTAGTGTCAAACTTATATCGTATGCCACCGGTGTAAAAGCGGTACAACTGCGATATGTACTTAGCTGGTGGCATCGAACAGACTCTCATCTTTTTGAGCTGACACTTAGTAGGGTCTTCCTCTGTGAAATAAGCGAACTTCTTACCACCATTGAGAGCAGTATGGAAGTTGGCGGGATCTACTATAAGATGTTCTTCGCTACTTTCAGTCAGTGGCATTCCATCTAGACCAAAACGCCTCGTTAGAGCACGGAGAGAGACAGTAGCCTCACCAAAAATTTGCTTAGCTGTACCGAGGAAATCGTGGGATGCGTTAGCGGAAGAAATGGAAGAAGCCACAGCTGGCGAATTTGAATCCATCAACGTATGATGCTCTCCTTCCATATAACCTGTATGTGCTGTCTGTGATGGGATATTTACTACTCCAACTTTATCAGCAACTGAAGGTACACAGTTGAGTGGAACGTAAGTAGAGAAATCAGGGTGGAAGAACTGCATGTCCGGTCCTCCCGCCATCCACACGTTCATATCAACCAGGCCTGAAACAGTTTCAGGAGCTTTAAGCTGAGTCTCGACTGTGACGAGCAGTTTACCATTACATGCTTTATTCCAATCAGACTGATGCATATCAGTAACTTTGAGAGCGGGTCTGTTAGAAAGGTACGGTACGGTAAAAGTAAATTCGTTGGAATCCCGCAAATCGTAAATTCGAGTGTGGTTAGCAGGGTAGGCCAGAGCATTAGCTTGCTCAGTAGCCGTCAAACTAGTTCCATCACCAGGTACCCATGTAACTCGAATTCTTCCAGAATGATATGCAGTTTTAGCAAAAGAAAACCGATATGTGATCGATCCCTTCCAGTACTTAAACATAGATGCTACGTACCCCATATTAGTGACATTGGGCATCTTTGCTGTGTCCAGGGCAGAGTCATCACCAATAGGGTGCTTTGAATCACTATTATGATCTGTGGCCCACATGGGATGTACGGGAATTTGCATTAAAACAGTGTTCTCAGGGAAAATTTTATTCCAAGAAAATCGATTCACGTACTGTAGCTTAGAAATGATATTTGAAATGTGCATCTCATCTCGAGCTGTCCCAAAACGATTATATCCACTAATGGACTGAGCCGCCAGAGGACCTAAAGTCACCGAATTATCCATGTTGTCAGTTTGAGTGTAACCACGTCCGGGAATGTTAGAAATTATCACTGGTGTAGAAGCATTAGAGGGTTTTGAAAAACCAAAATATTTGGCTCCTCGTGCAATCCATTCTGCTACCCATGACACATCTCTAGCAACCTCGCCGATCAAAGGTACATTCTTCAGAGGGTCTGCTATAGATTTTACAATAGAAGCCGGCCCTGAAATTATGCCGAGTTTAGATTGTTTAGCCCCTTCAACGCCGGTATGATTGTCCATTGTGGGGACGTCATCAGCTGGCAGGCCGTCAAACTCCTTAATCACGTCTAGCGCTTCGGGAAGAGTCAACGTATATTTCCTATGCCTACCATACGGGGTTTTGAAAGAAATTTCGACACCGGCTTGCGAAGCACGGGCGATTTCCACTTCCGAACCCGAGAGCAGGCCTTTGTAGTCTTTATCAAGATGGAATACTGAACGTGCTGTCCAGGAATTGTTGGAACTGTCAGGATCTAAATCTGGTGAAAGGTCTCGAATAGTAGGCACGGAAAGCACAGGTTTAGAAAACGAAAGGTAAAATTTGACTTGTACTGAATGTCCGGAGCCTTCGCATCGCAGCGGTGCCATAATGTACGCTGAGATACGCATCATTTTATGGATCGAAGTAGTAAGATCGATAGCTGGTAGTGGCGAGATATAAGGGACTTCAAGTTCTGCTGAATCTGCACAACCTAAATCCAATTCAACTCCTTGGAATCCTGTCACTCGTGTAACAGTACCAAAAGAGTCTAAGCCTCGGTAAGCAGCGTAATCTTCATAAGGATGGTATGAAATCCACAGTTTACCCGAGAAGAAAGGAGTGGCATTAATCACCACTTTTACTTTGTAGGCGGAACGTAAATATTGGAAATAACGAAGTTTAGACCGGATAGGTTTAGAAGCCTTACAGAGATCTTGTGGCAGTATAATATCTGCACGTTCGGCAGAAAATAGAGCCATTTTAGTCCCAACTTTGTCTTCCGAGGACCATGAAGTTTTGGCCACCAATACGGGTCGTTCCAAGACACCTTCAATAGAGGGTTGTGAGGGCTCTCTAAAATCAGACAAGAATTCTTGGTCATGGTGCGCTTGCTCGGTGTTAGTGAGCACTTGCGTGTCGTTGTAGAAACTAACGACGTCGTTTTTCATGTCCGTGTCCGTTTCGGCAGCTCCGCTGTGCGGGATCATTGAAGGGATCCTACTGCGACGAATGTCCCTAACGACTGCAGCTCCCAGAAACATGGCAGCAGCAGCTGAAAGTATTCCTAAAGTCCAGTCTCGGAAAAGTGTTAGCGGTGTGGTGTTAGATGTCGAATTTAATCGTTCTAATGATTGTGTAATATTATCGTGTGTAAAATTAGCGAGGTATTTCAAGGGCTACATCTGCTTACGGTCCTCCACCGAACTGCAGATATGGTCATTATTGCATACTTAAGTACAAGAAGTGATACAGGCTGCGAGTAGTTGACACTCTCTCGCAACGGTTCGTATGCGCCCAATTCACTTCAGGTGTAATCGAAAAATTAGTACGGCTTATACTCCTGACCTGTTCGGATCAGGTAGCGTGTGCCGTGGTAATCGCCTCCGAGATCTACGCGAGAAGTCATATTCATCTCATCTAGAACATCTCGGATCTCGGCGCGGAAGGTGTCATAAAAATCTTTGGGATGTAGAGCTGCTTCACGTACTGCATTCTGAATGTTCTCAATTGCTTGCTGAACGTCATCATCGCCGTGTCGCACCCACTGCATCATTTCATACAGCGTGTCTTTGGCAATAGGAGCCATTACCCACCCATTGATCGGATCTGGTCGGAATGTGCGTTTCAAAAAATTAACTTCTGAAACATGTTTACGCGGTACTAAAGCACCATTCATACCTTTACATTCATCCGTGTACTCAAAACCGAATTTGGTAAAGTTTTCAGCCACTGAGATTTGGTTAAAAACGCCAATTGCTTCCTCAGAGACTGCAGTAAGAGAGTCATCACCGTAGCTTTGGTGAACGACATGTTTATTGAAGTAAAGCTGGTGACGCATCACTTCATTGCCTTCTTTCCTCCAAACTTCGTCCCACACCATACGAATACCAGTATTGTTGACAATACAATTAAGTAATGTGGTCATGGGATTGCCAGATGGTTGGCCTTTAAACCACTGGTAGATGTCTGAGCCGTTGATATGGCAAGACTGGACAATTTCGTTCCAGAGATGAAGGCGCATTTTATTTTCAAATTCCGTAGCATTGGGGTAAAAATATTTATTAATAAGGCCCATAATGCGGGAATTAACCTGATAATTGTGGGAACCATCAAAACCGCCGAAGTCACCTGCGAAGATATTGTTCTCACCGTGAGCGGTTATGGCTTCAAAAAGTTTGTCCCAGTCTTCATTGTAACAATTCACTCCTACGCACGTGCCATTTTCGATTCGTGCGTTCATTACTGATGCGCTGAAACCTAGCGTGTATTTGCGAAATAGAACTAGGAAACATACGTCTTCGCAGCACGAGAACAAGCGTGTCTTACCTTGCAGCACTTTTGCGTGAGGTCGTTTCTCGTCTTTAGGAGTGTCCTCCCAGCAGAGGTTCATGCGGCGGTTTTCACGGACAGCATTTTCAAACTCCACTTCGTATTCCTTAAAAATCTTACAGACAAATTTGCCTGGCGATTCTTCGAAGTCTTGCATTTCCTTGAACGTGCCGTTATTGACCTTGAGTTGCTCACCATATGCCTTGATAAATTTTCGCTTACCTACGGAACCGCAGGAGGACGAGCTACAAATTGCGTCAATAAATTTGGTGCCTTCTTGACCATAGACTGATTCGTAAGTGGAGTACACCTTGTCAAATTTCTGCTGATATGACTTAGTGGCCAAATTTTGAATTTCTGCTTCTAAGCATTTGACCACTACATCTGCATTGATGTGCTGGTTAGCAACTCCAAACTTCTTAATTCCGTCTACCATAATGTTGATCTTCTCACCCGTTTCGGGGTGTTTGAAGGTTTTAAGGTGCGCCGGTCGCGTCTTAAGCTCAGAAATTTTACCTTGAACAAACGAAGGAACCAAGTTTGTCTTATTAGGGGCGAACTTAGGTTCGGTTGCCTTCGCGACGTGAGAAAATTCACCTCGGTAGTGATCTAGTGACGCGTTAGACGCATCTCCTTCAATCAAAGGATAGGAAATCAGCGGAAGTCCGTCTGTTCGTTTTATTTGGTTTAGAGCACTAAGTATCGCATGAAATTCAGACTTCTGTACTACACCATATTGACCTTGTACGCAACCGCTATAGAACCCAATTAGTGAAATTTGGTTTGAAAGACGATTGACAGCCACTATAGGACTTCCGCTGTTACCTGGTTGTCCAATGGGGGTTACTTGAAAATGCTCGGTAGAATAAAGATTTTGACCGTCAACATTCATTGAAATCATGGAACCATGCTTTGAAACCTGGCTTGGGATGATCATAGGCACTGCATCATCATCCGGCGTGAACCGCCAGCTGAAGGTAGATTTATCAGAGAAAATTCTCACTTCTTGTAGATAGCGAGTGATATCTCGATGCATATTAACCAAATGGCAATCAAAAGTAATAAGTGCCAAGTCCACTCCCCTTCCATAATAACTGGAAAGTGGGACGACGCTCACCACATCAGCATCAATGCGATAGCCTTCTTGTTTATTGTGATTCTTCAAGATCGCCACGCGACCTGATTTGAACCATGATAACATGGCAGTGGCTACGTGCATGTTGGTAATAGCAGTGCAGTCTTTCAAAAATGTGAAAACACCGAGTGAGCAAACTGGCGTCGCCATAGCTTTACCTTTGTCTGCCGATTCAGCGCCATACATTTGATACATATTATTCCTAATGGCTACTGCGGCGTTGCGTTCATTGTGGTAGATAGTTTCTTTTTCTACCATCTCGTTGCCCTCCCACACTTGACGAGTGCCGGAAAAATTCTTTTGAATATCCGTACTGTCTTTAGCAGTTTCATGGACAATAAACTTCTCAACGTCATCAGCTTTCATCTTGGCTTGATCTCGGCGTTCAGCGCATTTAGCAATCTTCTTAGCTTTTCGCGCATCGCTAACATGATTTTCCTGGTCATTGAATTTTCTAGCGAGATATTTTTCACGGCGTGCACACGCTCCATTGTAGCACTGACGCGCAATTTTGGGCACAAACTTAATGCATCCAATAATTAACGCTACGGAAGTCATAATTCCGGCAACCACAGCTAAGTACTTAAACCAGGGGGTAGACTTTGCGTAATCTTCTATTTGAGCTTTCGTCTGTGTGCAGGCTTTGTAGAATTTCAAGTAGTATGAGGCGTAATCGAAACTAGCGAAAGAACTTTTCTCGACCGTTTTAAAGTCAGAAAGTTTGAAATAGTTGTAGTCGCACGCATCAGATCGTGCGAAAGCTAAAGCCTGATCTATAGACCAATCCATGACGTCTTCATTAGTGTAGATTTCCAAATCATAGTGTTCATTTAAGCTCAACCATTCGCGAAGTTCTTCGTCGGTATCTTCGATAGTCTGATACTCTCTCTGCTCATCACGTAGATCGGGATCGTATTGAAAATTTATTATATTAGCATTGGGTTGTTTGTAATACAGCCACGTGTTACAAGACAGAATAGTCAGAGCATCACGAAGAGTGGTAATTCCTGCGTAATGCTTCTTACCGCACCCCATAATGGGGCAGTGTCGCCCAAAAGGACACACATTAGCGGGTGTCTCAGTATGCGCCTCGTGATTGTCGAAGATCTGATCTAACACTCCGATAAAATCTGCCTCAGCATTATCGTTTAGATCTTTAGTGCTACGATTATGTTCGTATTGCGTCTTGAGCATTCTAGCCACGAAGTCAAAGCCGACTTTTGCTGGCAGTGTAACCTGTTCACCTCCAATTTTGATTTTAGCCAGTTTCTGGCCAGTCTTGGAATCGAGGAATTCAAATCGGTAGATCTTATTAGTACGATAAGTTCCGTATTTCGCGAAAACTTTATCTTGATCCAGTACATTCTTGTGATCACAGCAATCTTTTTCAGCTGTGACTCGAACTTTCCATGTAATTCGACGATGGAAAGCTTCGGGAGCATTGATGCCACCTGTATCTGCAGTAGCAGACAGTGATGTATTTGTGGTAGCAATCATAAAATCTGAGCTGAAGTTAGTGTTTTTATCGCTCAGTTCGGCCATGGGCACGTTAAAAGGAGCGGAGTTTACCATTCGAATTACATCCATATAAAAGGGATCCGGCGTACTGCTTGAAGCTAGTACCTGTCCAGCGTCATCTTTGACGTAGATTAATTGGTTGGCATAACCGTTCCAGTACTTATCGTTGGTATGGTAGAAAACTTCATTGTTCATACAATAGGACATCTCCTGTGAGGAGCGCATTCCCATTATATAAAACATAGCTTGTTGCAAGAACGATAAGCATGTCGTTTTCCCATGCCCAGGGGGGCCTTCTAGAACTAGAAATACTGGTTCTGCTCTTCTGGACTTAGATTGAATAACAAAGGAGTTAACAGCGCTCCCTTGCTCGCTTTTAAGCCAGTTCATGTGATGGGTCACAACGCCTTTCAAATCAGCGTATTCTTTCTTATTGCCAATTGTGCGTAAGTGTTTAAGACCTTCGAAGTACAATCGTTCAATCTTACGAGCCGCACATTCTTTAAGAGAACCAGAAAGGCCTCGAAGCCCTTCAGGGCCAGAGATTTTGTCTAACTGCTTCTGTGCTATGGTATCCAAAGGTGTGTTCTTAAAAAGAGCTGTAATGTCTCTCTGTTGTAAGGCAGCGACAATATCAGCCCATTCGGTTATTTCTGCGAAGTTGTGGTTCTGGATATCCATGTACACTCTGCCTGTAACAATTTTGTAAACTTGATCAAAAATCGTTTTACAATATGTTTTCAAAGTTTCAAAAACCTCCATACGATTTTTAATAGTTTTCATATTAGCTGACATTGTGGATAGGCGTTCAAAAAATACTCCGATGTATGGCAGGTCGTCACCTTGCAAGCACTTGCCAGTAAAGGCAGCTGCAACTGTAGTTATTACTACGAAGCAATAGGTGAAGAGTTGCCAGCACTCCTCAAATGAAGGAAGAGAGTGGTTGATAACATCAGGTAAGTATCTCGTAAGAGCAGCAGTAATAGTGGATAGTACGTGAGCTCCTACCAGTTTACCCATAATTTTTGAAACAAAATAAATCATTAAACCTTTCCAGGATGTGGGAGCAATGTAGCTCGTAACCAGCATATCGCACAAGGGTTCAAAAACAGTGAACATTGTAGGGCAATTATCCTGAATCCAAGCAGACAACTGAGTAATAGTGCTTCGGAAAACCTCCAAATTAGTAGAGGCTTCGTCTGTAGCGTTCTTGAGAGTCTCGTTGAAAGTATGGATAGAAGCAGTCAAAGAATCTACGTGTTTAGGCAGCGAATTGACAGTACTTACAGCCTGAAATAAATTCGTCATACCAGTCCACGCGGAATTAATAAGACCGGTGTGCGCCATCATTTCTTCTGTATGCGCTTTCTTAAGTCTGCCAACCTGAGCGACAAAAGCGACGCGTTCAATAAGTGTCTTATCTGAAGATGGGATTAGAATAGTAAACTCACCGAAATAAAAAGTAGCGCATCTTTTGGAATAGGTTGTTCCAATAAAAACTTTGTTAGTACAGAGTTTATGTTTGCGCATGCCTTCAAGCATAGCGACAATTATGTTTGCCTTTTTGATCGCATTCGAACGTGTGATCGTTGCCACATTTTTCGAAAATTCAGTCATAAAACATCCATAAATTAATTCTGCAGTTGCTTGGCGATGTATCAAAGCATTTTTCTTGTGGGTAGAAAAATACTTGCTAGTGTATTCCATATATTGAGATTTCTTCATCTTAAATGAGCCAGCAAGAGTGGCGGCGAAAACCCGGGAAAGGTCGGTGGTATGAATATCTTTAAAAGTCTCCATAGTGTAAATTGAAAGGGGGGATGTGAAGGGTAGATAAGAGTTCTTCATAGTAGCTGTTTGAGTTTTCTTAATTTCAATATGTCTTTATTAGCCCGGTGAAGTAAGTTAAGAGAATTATCCATGTTACGTTTCGCAGGAGTCCTGCCCTGCGGCGCGAAACATACTCCCAACCACCGATAACGGAGGGAGTGCTTCATAACCTTGGGAAAACAGTAAGTATTTAATGGTCCATAAGATTTCTATACGCAGTAGGATAATGAATACGTCCAGTGCGCGATAATCGTGGTGTCATCAAATAAAACAAGTCCGTTCAGTCATCGCAATATAATTTCTTAAAATAATTCCTAATAAGTGTCATATAGATTTGGGAAAACCTATTAAAGTTACTTAAAGCATCTGCTTAAATAATAAAGTTTAACGACGAAATCAAGTCGTGCTTAAGAAAAGCAAAGGGGATAGGCGGAAAAATGAAAAGATTCTATCTCATCGGTATTATCACATATGCAAAGTTTAACTTTGTTACCAAAGTTGAATTACACGCGTTAAGCTATCTGAAGCTGAATAACGTAACTGAGCTATGTGGTAAAATGATGGGGGAAGACCCA